ATGCTGGAACAAATGGGCATTGCCGCCAGGCAGGCCTCCTATACGCTGGCGCAGTTATCCTGCCGTGAGAAAAACCGGGTTCTGGAAACTATTGCCGATCATCTGGAATCTCAAAGTGAAGAGATTCTTGTGGCGAACGCCGAAGATTTAGCCCAGGCGCGCGAAAACGGCCTGAGCGAAGCCATGCTCGATCGCCTGGCGCTGACGCCAGCCCGCCTTACGGCGATTGCCAACGACGTCCGCCAGGTCTGCGTGCTGGCCGACCCGGTAGGGCAGGTGATTGACGGTGGGCTGCTCGACAGCGGCCTGCGCATCGAACGCCGCCGTGTCCCGCTGGGCGTGATTGGCGTGATTTATGAAGCTCGCCCGAACGTTACCGTTGACGTGGCGGCGCTGTGCCTGAAAACCGGCAATGCCGCCATTCTGCGCGGTGGTAAAGAGACGTATCGCACCAACGCCGCTACCGTTGGCGTTATCCAACGTGCGCTGAAAGAGTGCGGCCTGCCAGAAGCCGCCGTTCAGGCCATCGACAACCCGGATCGCGCGCTGGTGAGCGAGATGCTGCGCATGGATAAGTATATCGACATGCTGATCCCTCGCGGCGGTGCTGGCCTGCACAAGCTGTGCCGTGAGCAGTCGACGATTCCGGTTATCACCGGCGGTATCGGCGTTTGTCATATCTATATCGATGACAGCGCAGAGATTGAAGCGGCGCTGAAGATTATCGTCAATGCGAAAGCTCAGCGCCCGAGCGCCTGTAATAGCGTGGAAACGCTGCTGGTGAACCAGTCCATCGCCGACCGCTTCCTGCCAGCGCTGAGCCAGCAGATGGCCGAAAGCGGTATTACGCTGCACGGCGACGATACCGTGATGCGCGAGCTGCAAGGCCCGGCGAATCTGGTACCGCTGCAGGCAGAAGAGCTTGATAACGAGTACCTGTCGCTGCATCTCAACGTGGTGCTGGTGCCGGATATTGACCGCGCCATCGCGCATATCCGTCAACACGGTACCCAGCACTCCGATGCGATCCTGACCCGCACCCTGAGCAACGCCAACCGTTTCATCAACGAAGTGGACTCCTCAGCTGTGTACGTCAACGCCTCCACCCGCTTCACCGACGGCGGCCAGTTCGGCCTGGGCGCAGAAGTGGCGGTGAGCACGCAGAAACTCCACGCACGTGGCCCAATGGGCCTTGAAGCATTGACCACCTACAAGTGGATCGGCTTCGGCGATGATACCATTCGTGCGTAATTGATAGCGGGCGATGCAAAAATAGGCGGTTGATTAACCTGACTATTGACGCATCGCCCGGTTAGTTTTAACCTTTCGTCCCGTGATTCACGTTCGTGAACACGTCTTGCAGGGCCGATATAGCTCAGTTGGTAGAGCAGCGCATTCGTAATGCGAAGGTCGTAGGTTCGACTCCTATTATCGGCACCACTAACCACGCGGGTTCACGCGATATTCACCAGTTCAGCAAAAGCGCCTTGTGCCATATTTGTGCCATTCCCTGCCAGGAATGAGTCGATTTGCATGGCATGCTGCGTCAGGTGATTTGGTGCCAGATGAGCATAACGCTGCACCATCTCGATACTTTCCCACCCGCCCATTTCCTGTAGCGCACTGAGTGGCACGCCGGACTGCACAAGCCAGCTTGCCCAGGTGTGCCGCAGGTCATGGAAGCGGAAATTTTCTATTCCTGCCCGCCTTAACGCCGCGCGCCATGCCGTGTTAGCATCAGACCGCATTTTGCGCACCGCCTTTGTTCTCGTTCCATCCGGGCGAACGGATGATTCAGTATGAACAAAGACCCACCGGTTATGTTTCCCCATTTGACCCCTAAGCACCTTACAGGCCGATTCGTTCAGGGCGACCCCAATCGCCCTTCCTGCTTTCGCGTCCTCGGGGTGAATCCACGCGACCTTCCTCTGCATATCAATTTGCGACCACTCCAGATCTGTGATGTTCGACCTGCGCAGCCCCGTCGCCAGTGCAAAAATAACAACTGGCTTCATATGCTCGGGAAGCTCCCGGATCAGGTTCGCCGCTTCCTCTTTGGTTAGCCAGCGAATACGCTTATTTTTCGGCACCGGGCATTTGATGTTCGGCGCTTTGGCTATCCATCGCCATTCGTTGGCCGCGCATCGTAACAGCGCCCGGATGAAAGCAAGATGCGTCGCCTTGGTGGCCGCCGCTGCTGGTTTGTCCTTAAATTCGGGAACCGGCTTTCCTCTTCGCAGCAGGCTGTCGCGCTTAGCCTCCCAGTTCATTCGATGCTTGCGATTAACCATCGAACTCACCGCAGACAAGATCCTGTCTTCCGTGATTGCTGACAAGTCCATTCCTTTGAAGTGCATCCTCCAGAATCCGATCCGGCTTTTGTCATCGTCCAGGCTTTTCTTGTGCTGCTTTTCGTTAAGCCAGCGAACGCACGCTTCATCGAACGTTCGCGGCTTAAACTCCCCCATCTTATCAACTCGCCATGCTTCAGCTTTCAGCTGATCATAGAGCTCCTGCGCTTGCCTTTTGTCCGCTGTCCCAAGAGACCGTCTAATTCGACTTCCACCAGGCGTAACGAAGTCGCAGTGCCACGTACCGGCACGTTGTTTGATTGACATGCTTTATCCTCCTGCACATCAACCGCATTCACGGGTTGATTGTGGATCGGGTTCTTCACTGCCGCAATACAGTCTGTTTTGCAGATCAGGTATGGGCTTTTTTTCTTATGTGGATTTTTTCGGGTAGCAGCCAGGCGACCGGACTTTATCCACTGGGCAATCGTGCCTTTATCCACTTTAAGGAAGGCGGCGGCCTCATCTCTGGTAAATACTTCTTCTTCCATCGATGTTCTCCAGTGGCCCCAGCCGGGGCCGTCATTGTTATTCAGTGTGCCTGCGCTGGCAGGTTTCGAAGTTTACGAATGCCGATCATTGCTGTGGCGACATAGCTGGTGGCCCGGTTGACGACTTCGACAGTGACCTTCATACCATCAACCTCAACGGTGTAATTTGTCTGGTGCTTCTGCCTTCCGTAATCGCCATATTTTGCATGGTGCGCCGCCAGCGCAACATCGCAAGCGCGGCGACCAATAGGTGATTGCTTACTGCGATTAATCAGCCTCATCATCACTTCACTCCCAAAGTGGCTACGACGTCACTCGCTGTTTCGCGGGTGCTGCCTTTGCTGGATATAGCCCGGCGAGCACTGACGCGGTGCAGCGCAAAGCCGTGCTGTTCGTAAAGTTCAATTACGCGCGGTGCGGTAGAATTGCTGATTACCACTTTTGCCCCCCGCTGGTGGGCTGCCATACAGCTTTCCGCAAGCTCTACCTGGCTATCCCACGAGAACCCACCAGCCGCGTAGTTAGTGAAACCAGCGGTTCCGGGCAGCGGTTCATAAGGCGGATCGCAGTAAACGACATCACCATCACCGGCCAGCGCGAGCGTGCGTCTGAAACCTGCATTCATGAATACGCATGCGTGAGACTTACGCTTAAATGCCTTGATTTCTTCTTCCGGAAAATATGGCGCTTTATATTTCCCAAAGCCGACGTTAAAAAAACCGTCTAGGTTATAACGGATCAGGCCGTTGAAGCAGTGCCGGTTGAGGTAAAGGAATGCTGCTGCACGCTCGACCGCATCCAGCCGCTGCGCGTTGAATGCTTCACGAATTACCGTGTAGTTTTCGGCATCATTCAGATGCCTGAATGCCTTCATTGCCTCATAAATCACCGAATCGGGGACCACCGCCAGCATCTGATACAGGTTAATCAGATCAGCGTTGACGTCAGCCAGAAGGAAGCGTTCGTGCTTGTCTGAGTTAAGGAACACCGAGCCGCCACCAACAAAAGGCTCAATAAGACGTTTCCCTGCGGGGATCAGGCGATCCAGCTCCGGCAGCAGCGAAAATTTGCCACCAGCCCATTTCAGGAAAGGGCGCTGCCAAGTGCGCGGCTCTGTTTCCGTCTCTTGGCGCGATATCTCCGCACAATCACTCATGCCGCCACCTGCTTTTCGTTAAGTTCTTCAGCCAGTCGCTGCGCCTTCTGTGGGTTGGTAACGACATCACCCCACGGCAGCAACAATCCGTTTTTCTCTTTGAGCCAGGGAAGGCGCACCTCGCCAACCCTGATTTCGTCCTGTGCGTGCGTCATAGCGCATAGATAGAGTGAGAAGGGAACGGAAGACCGATCGGCGCAAACGGGATATCGTCGTCAAAGTCTACCGGTGGCTGACCGCTGTTCTGCTGCAAGCGAGACTGTGGTGCGCCGCCAGTCTGATTTGCATAAGGGTTGCCGCCATGTTGGGTATTGCGTGGTCCAGAGAACTGCGCGCCGCCGTGGATTCGGTCGTCCTTATCTTTCATCGACAGTTCAAGCGCGGCGATCGCTTCTGCTGGGGCATTTTCAGCGTGCTCGGCGTAGGTCTTACGTGTTCCCGGCTGGAAAACGTGGCGAACTTCGAATTTGTAGCCGTCGCCGCCGTCGTTTTTGGTGTACAGCACCTTCTGGAGGAACAGGCCCACCTTTTTGCCAACCAGTGCCGGGCAGTGCCATTCGAGGCCGTTTTGACCCTGTACCTGCTGCGGTTGCGCCTGCTTGACTTGGGCGACCCACATCAGCGCCGATACCAGGCCCATGCCGAACGTCTGCTGGCCGTCCTTGCCGAGGAAGTTAATGCGTAGGTAATTGGCTTTTGCCCCGTTGGAGTCCAGGCTCAGTTCGAGCGCCTGGGACTGGCTGCCATCTTTCCCGAAGGTGTACACCGCAGAAACGATTTCGCCCTCGTAAGCGCCGGTTTCGCTGATCCCGCCAGTTGCGCCAGCTTTCTTCGCCATCTCAGCCGTTTCGTTGTTCCACATAAAAGTCATTGGTTGGTTCATCGTTAAATCCTCAAAGTTACAATTCGGTCATAAATTCGGTGATAGCCACGTCTACGGCGTGGAGGTCGTTATCCATTTCCGTCTGATCAGGGAACAGGTCAGGCGGCGCTTTGGCGGTGTCGTTGTCATCGCCTTTGATGAGAAAAACGTGTTTGCCGTCCTTCTTGATGGCGCGCAGCACGATGGAGAAATAGCCCTCTGGCGTCAGCTTTTCGTTGAGCATCTTCCCGGTGGTCTTCATGCGGATCTTTCCCTCGGTCTCTTCGGTGTGAGCCAGGAAATAAACGCGGAAGTCGTCCGGTAGTTCGGTGGCCGCCATGATGATTCGCCAGATGTGATCGGCCATCTCGGTGAACTTGGCGTAGCCCGTCTGGTACGCGCGGTTCATGTTTTCGTGCTGCATAACCACCTGGAAGTCGTCGATGATCAGGACGCGGCGCGTTTTCGACTGCACCATGCGATAGATGGTGTCCAGCACTGTTTCCCAGTTATCCGAGCGCAGAACGTTACCGCGCTGTTTGCTTCCGTCTGGCAGCAGCTTGCCGTGAAGTTTCCATCCCGCAGACTTGAACGGCAGCATTTTGGGGATGCACTGGAGCAGCATCACATCGTCCGGATTGAAGTTGCGCAGGCTGTAGGACTTGCCCGCGCCAGAGTCACCGAGGATCAGCACTGGAGTACCCATCATTTGCCCCCGTTAAGCCAGTGGTTAGACGTAAACAGCACGTCTTCATCTTCACTGTTGGCGACGAGCCAGCGCAGGTAACCTGGTTCTGTCTTTGCCAGTTCGGAGAACGCGACGCCTTTGTGCTTACCGAAGCGGAGCGCATTAAGCAGGGAAGGGTTGTTGGAGATAGCGCGCATTTCGCCCATCGTCCATTTCGCCAGGCGACCCATGTAGAGCAGCAATTCGGCGGTGACGTAGCAGTCATACAGCGCGCGGTGAGCATAAAGCCCTTCCGGTACTTCCGGTTTCAGCCCGAGGCTATAGCGCAGGTACTGGTTACTGTGGCTCTTGTGCTCAGGCAGGAGTGAGCGCGCCAGCTTGGCAGTGCAGATCCACGGAGCGTTCATTGCAGGAAGTTTGGCCTTATCGAACTTCGCGTTGTGGGCGACGTAGGCATCGGCACCCATATAGCGGCCAATTACTTCACTGAGCAGCGGCGCGCCTTCCACCATGTCTTCGGTGATATGGTGAATAGCCATGGCCTCAAAACCGATTGGCACGCCAGGCTTAACGAGGTCGCTCATTGGGTTACAGATCACCCCGTCGACGATATCGACGCTGGCAATTTCCACCACGGTTTCCGGACCGCCTTCGAGGCCGGTAGTCTCAGTATCAATAACGCGCAACATTGTTAATCCCCTGTGTTCTGTAGTCACAAACTGCATCGAAGTGCGCGAGCTGGTGGGCGATGGCCTCAAGGTCAGCTGGCGATAAGTGGTACATCAGGCACAGCAGCGCGATAAGGTTCATTGCCTGCTGTTGTTTTTCGGTCCGCATTGCTTCTTCTCCTGTTCAGGAAGCCCGGCACCGTGGAGGCTGCCGGAATCAGGTCAGTCTTTTGGGTTGAGCTTTTCAGTCAGTTCAGCCACGCAATCGCGCCCGGCCTTTTTGTATGCTTCGGCTGAGCTACCGTTATATTTGTCGTCTACAGCCTGTTCGAACTGGTCAATGGAACCGAAGAAGCAACCCGCAGCGATCCGAAACTCTTTGCCAGTCCACACAGCGAAGATGGTGCGGCTGGAGTAACCGCAGTTTTCACGGTAAGAAACGTTCGTGATCTTCTCCGGGCGCAGGTAGAGCGAGCCGCCCACGGTCAGATTGTCCGGCAGCGCGGTGATGCTGGTGCCGCGCAGGTAGAGCGAGCCGCCCACGGTCAGATTGTCCGGCAGCGCGGTGATGCTGGTGCCGCGCAGGTCGAGCCCGCCGCCCACGGTCAGATTGTCCGGCAGCGCGGTGATGCTGGTGCCTTCCAGGTCGAGCCCGCCGCCCACGGTCAGATTGTCCGGCAGCGCGGTGATGCTGGTGCCTTCCAGGTAGAGCGAGCCGCCCACGGTCAGATTGTCCGGCAGCGCGGTGATGCTGGTGCCGCGCAGGTCGAGCCCGCCGCCCACGGTCAGATTGTCCGGCAGCGCGGTGATGCTGGTGCCTTCCAGGTCGAGCCCGCCGCCCACGGTCAGATTGTCCGGCAGCGCGGTGATGCTGGTGCCGCGCAGGTAGAGCGAGCCGCCCACGGTCAGATTGTCCGGCAGCGCGGTGATGCTGGTGCCTTCCAGGTCGAGCCCGCCGCCCACGGTCAGATTGTCCGGCAGCGCGGTGATGCTGGTGCCTTCCAGGTAGAGCGAGCCGCCCACGGTCAGATTGTCCGGCAGCGCGGTGATGCTGGTGCCGCGCAGGTCGAGCCCGCCGCCCACGGTCAGATTGTCCGGCAGCGCGGTGATGCTGGTGCCTTCCAGGTCGAGCCCGCCGCCCACGGTCAGATTGTCCGGCAGCGCGGTGATGCTGGTGCCGCGCAGGTCGAGCCCGCCGCCCACGGTCAGATTGTCCGGCAGCGCGGTGATGCTGGTGCCTTCCAGGTCGAGCCCGCCGCCCACGGTCAGATTGTCCGGCAGCGCGGTGATGCTGGTGCCGCGCAGGTCGAGCCCGCCGCCCACGGTCAGATTGTCCGGCAGCGCGGTGATGCTGGTGCCGCGCAGGTAGAGCGAGCCGCCCACGGTCAGATTGTCCGGCAGCGCGGTGATGCTGGTGCCTCCAGGTCGAGCCGCCGCCCACGGTCAGATTGTCCGGCAGCGCGGTGATGCTGGTGCCTTCCAGGTCGAGCCCGCCGCCCACGGTCAGATTGTCCGGCAGCGCGGTGATGCTGGTGCCGCGCAGGTCGAGCCCGCCGCCCACGGTCAGATTGTCCGGCAAGGCGTTGACGCCGCTAACATCTTCCAGATCCAGATTGTTGGTGACGGTGATATTTCCGTTATCAGAAACGGTGTGCTGAATATCGTTTTTAACGAGGTGCTTAATTAAGTCGAACATTGCTGATCCTTAAATTTTGGGTGTAGAAGTCCTGTCGCTTGATTAGCCGACCATTCGATTAAATTCGGTTTTACTGACGTTTCCGCTAATGGATTGCGGGGTTACCATGCTGGTTGAGATAAACTTCTATCTCGTCGCTGGTGGTGCGCAGACGCTCAAACAGGGTGAACAGATACAACCCCTTGCCTACGTTTGCAGATGCGCGGTATGTTCGCCCCTGATACCTGACCAGCATTCCTGGTACAACACTGGTTCTTGGTAATGTTGTTGTGCCGTAATTAGCCATCTCATCCCCTTGCCGTCTTCCCGGCTGCCAGAACTTTTACCCGGGCATTCGCGTTTGAATGCGTTGTTTGGATGAGCTAACAATAGCTAAAGCGATTGTTGTAGTCAATCGCTTAAACGATAATTTGATTAGATAAAGCGATATTTCAATGATTGTTAAGGCGATTTTTTTATTTTTGTGTGAGGGCGAGAAAGTGAAATTAGCGAAGGAATTGTTTGAAAATGCGGCGGGGGCAGCTTTTAGACGATAAAAAACCCGGCTAACCGGGTTTATGCAAAGCGCTTATATTCTATTGATTGTCGGAGTAGAACCTTTGCCATTACATAGAATTGATCTTCATCACCTGACTCAACGTACCATTTTTCGTAGATAGGATTGTCAGAGATTACGGCGAGGCGATCTCTTTGCATCTGGAGTCTTTTAACGTGCAATGTTTTTCCGAATACAAACACATATACGCCATCACCATCGAAATGGGTTATACCGGTATCGACAAATATTTGATCGCCAGGAGATATGGTGCCGTCCATACTATCACCGTTTACCGTAATCACTTTTACGTGATCCGCTGGTCGATTTCCGAAAAGGGCGCGGGCCTGTTCTGTTGTGTACTCGATAGCTCTTATGGTTTCGATAAAATCGCTGGTTACTAACGAGCCAGGGCCTGCACTGGCCTTAACGTCAAGTACATCCACGCGGTAAACCCCATTCATCTCTGGTTTAACTTGGTATAGCGCGTTTGATTCACGAACGCCAGATTCTCGCATTTCGCCATTTCCAGTTGAGAGCCACTCAGGCCTCACCCCCAGAACAGATGCAAGCTCAACTGTTTTACGTGAGCTGTTCGCACCATTAAGCAGCTTATTTACGCTGGACTGTGCCATGCCTACATCTTTTGCAAGTCTTGCCTGTGTATATCCGGCTACGTCCATTGCGTGCGCTAAACGTTCTGAGAATCCCATATAAGCCTCTTTAAAAAACCTCTCTAAATACTATCGCTACAGCGATTAAATCGCAAAGAATCGCATAGGCGATTGACAATCGCTAAAGTGATATACATAATCGCCTTAAACTGATAGCTGAGGTGATTATGAAAAACCCCGCAGTAGAAAAAGCGATTGCCCTTGTCGGCAGTCAAAAGGAGTTAGCTAAACGCTGTGGAAAGGCCCAGTCGACGATTTGTGACTGGCTTAACGGGAAGAAACGTATTTCCCCAGTCCACGTGCCAGACCTTGTTAACGCCGTTAACGGAGAGATTCAGGCATATGAATTCCGGCCTGACCTTCCATCTATCTTTCCACACCCGACCAACCACGCCATTTAGCAAAACGGCGTAACTCAATTTGATGAGGATTATCAACAATGGAGAACGCAATCGCACGAAAGTTAGACCCGCCAGTTATCAATCCGGTTGAGATAGAAAGCGTCCTGCTCAACCGGCTTGCATCAGTGGGCCAAAAGTCATACGCCGAGCATATGGGCATCAGCGAGTCGACAGCCAGCAGGCGTAAAGCCGAAGGGCATTTCAGCACCATGGCGAAAGAGCTGGCCTTCCTGGGTATACAGGCTGCGCCACCGGAAGCCGTTCTGGTGTCGCGGGAATATCTGGCATCAGTGGAAACGCTCGCTGATATCGGGCTGAAAGCTGAACGGGCAAGGCCGGGGCCGCTGGGGTGGGATTGAAATGGAAGAGACAAGAAAGGTGAAAGCCGCTGTGCGTCAACACAAGCGGCTCTCAGGTGCAACAAACGTGAGTAAATTGCGAGGTCAATTCTAATGCCTAAGCGCAAAAAGTACCAGGAAAATGAGGAACGACGCCTTCAGGATTCCCCTGATGGGCTGGTGGTTGCCGCGTCAAAAAACAGGGCGTTCGCCGAACGTCTGGTGGGCGTGATCCGTCTGGCTCTGGCTACATCGGGAGTGAAAAATGGGCGTCGTTAAGTTAGCAGACTACCTGCCTCAGCGTGAGGTATTGGAGAGTAAAGTGGCAAGTCTTGATGACGGGTACATGCGTATTGCTACCAGCATCGGGAAGCTTAAGCCAAAACTGAAACTTGCAGGCCGAGAACATCAGGTTCTGGATGCCGTTATCTACTGCACCTTTGGCTGGAATAAGTCAGAGGACAAGGTAACAAATACATATCTGGCTGATGTGACTGGCCTGGATGATTCGGATGTAGCGGCTGCCCTGAATGTTCTGGCAGAACGCAGGATTATTAATCTGCGTAAAGTGGGTGGGTTCAAGCTGGTAAGCGTTAACGTAAGCATTGATAAATGGGTTCTCAACAAAACACCAAAAAAATCACCCAAAAGGTTGGGCGAAAGTACCCAAAATGTTGGGCGAAAAGGGATTTTGAATTGGGCAAAATCACCCGACACCCTAAACAGTCTTACCAAAGACAATATAAATACCCCCCAACCCCCAGAGGGGGAGTGTGTCGGGCAGGAAGAAAAACCTGTCTCCAAGAAAAACCCGATCGACTACCAGGCGGTGCTTTCTGCATACAACACCACCCTGGGAGACCGCCTTCCCCAGGCAGAGGCACTAAACGACAAACGTCGCCGTGCTATCAAACGCCTGCTGACCGAACTGAAAGAGCCAACCGTCGAGGCTGTGGAGAATTACTTCGCTGCTTTCGCCGAGCGAGCACCAAAGTTTTATTTCGGGGAGAACGACCGGGGCTGGCGCGCCAGTTTCGATTACCTGCTGCGTTCTGACACCCTGCTGAAAACCAGGGAGAAGGCGCTATGACCGACATGAACATGATCCCTCAGAACATCGAAGCGGAACAAAGCGTGCTGGGCGGCATGATGCTGGATAGCGGTAGCGATCGCTGCCAGACCGCCATGTCGATGCTCAAGCCTGAATCGTTCTACATCCGTCCCCACCAGGTGATTTTCGCCGAGATGCGGGAACTGGTTGCCAACCAGAAGCCTATCGACCTGATCACCCTGATTGAGTCGCTGGAGTCCAAAGGTCTTGGCGAACAGGCTGGCGGCTTTGCCTACATGGCCGAGATATCCAAAAACACCCCCAGCGCGGCGAACATCGTTCACTACGCCATGCTGGTGCGCGAGAAAGCTATGGAGCGCTACGGCATCGACAAGCTGACCAGCGCTACCGAGCTGCTGTATTCCCGCAACGGGATGACCACCAGCCAGAAGTTTGACGCTATTCAGACCCTGTTCACCGATATCGCTGACTACGCAAAAACTGGTAATCGCCGGGGACTCCGCGAGTTTTCGGAAGTGATGGGCGACTGGGTGGACGAGGTGGAAGCGCGCTGGAGCGACTCAGACGCAACGAGAGGGCTGTCGACCGGGATCGGCTCGCTGGATGACCTGCTGCAACCAAAAGGGCTGGTTAAAGGTGCTCTGATGGTGATTGGCGCACGTCCGAAGATGGGCAAGACCACGCTCTACAGTCAACTGGCCGTCAACTGTGCCGAAGTCGAAAAACTGCCTGCGCTGATGTTCAGCCTTGAGATGCCGGATAAGCAGATTGTGGAGCGCATGATCGGGCAGGTCAGCCGCGTGAATACCGACGTGTTTTATGGCGATCGGTACGACGACGCGCAAGTGGCTATGGCCTTTGCCGCTGGTGGACGTCTGGCCCAGACCGGGAATCTGTACGTCGATGACACGCCTGGGATCACGCTGGCGCACATCGTTGCAGAATCGCGTCGCATCAAGCGCGAACGCGGTGCTGTCGGCATGGTGCTGGTGGACTACCTGACCCTGATGACCGCCGACAAGGCCGACCGTAACGACCTGGCCTACGGGATTATCACGAAGGGGCTGAAGAATCTGGCGAAGGAACTGAACTGCATTGTGGTGCTGCTTACGCAACTGAACCGCGATCTGGAGAAGCGCACCAACAAACGCCCGATGCCGAGCGATTCCCGCGACACCGGGCAGATTGAGCAGGATTGCGATTACTGGATCGGCATCTACCGCGAAGGCGCATACGACGAAAGTGCGAACCAGAGCGAAACCGAGTTACTCCTGCGGCTGAACCGTCACGGCCCGACAGGAGTTGTCTATTGCGACCAGCGCAACGGTGCGATCTACGACTGCGACCAGGCTGCTGCTGAGCAGAGGCGTCGCGCGAATGATGCCAGACCCAACAAAAAGAGGGACTTCTGATGAAAATCTACATTGCTGGACCAATGACCGGCATCCCGAAATATAACCGTCCTGCGTTCCATTTTGAGGCGATGCGCCTGTCATCGGAAGGGCATGTGGTGTTAAACCCTGCGACGCTTCCCGATGGCCTGAGCCAGCCAGAGTACATGGATATTTGTCTCGCGATGCTCCGCTGCGCTGACGGCATTTTCCTGCTGTCCGGCTGGCAGAACTCAGCAGGCGCAAAAGCGGAACACGCTCTGGCTCAAAAGCTGGATTTGGAAATCATTCATCAGGAGAACGCGGCATGACCAATAAAACCAAAGACCTCGTAGCTGCCGGGCATGCGATGGCGAAAGAGCTGCATTGCGCTGAGTCTGCCGCGCTGGTGCGTGAGCTGGCTACGCAGCTGGATGTGCAGCGTGCTCGCGCTGATGTGTTGGCTGGCGCAGAGAAGCAGAACGCCGAACTGAAGGACGAGAACGAGTACATTCGCAATCGCTTCAAAGAGCTTGATCGGATGTTCGGTAAGAACCTGCTTGTGATGCAAGCGGCGATTATCGACTGGCGCACCACCGGCGACGCCAAGGATGGGATGGCATGGATTTTTAACACCCTGCTTGGTCCCGGCGAGTTACCCAGCGAGGACGAGAAAGACGCTCAGGCCTATTTCGACCGCGAATACGCGCCCCTCGACAAAGAGCTGATGGAACTTCACCAGTGGTTTTGGGAGCGCCATAAGCGCAATGAATCCAAAGGTCTTGATATTCAGGAAGGTGCCGCATGAACAGAATCACCGAAGGTAAAAAATACTGCTATCGCTACTATGACGGGAACGACAGCGAAGGCCGCCCGATCGTCACTTTGTGGAAGCGCGTAATCATCCGCGAGACAGAGAAGACCTTCTGGCACGTCGAAGATATGCCGTACATGACCAACGAGCAGCTTGTTAAATACCGGACCGGTGGACAGCCTGCGAACCAGAAATACCATGTTAAACGCTGCTTAAAAGGCGCTGATCGCTCCCGTTACCATTACACTAAAGAAGAGGCGTTGCAGGCATTTGTTCGTCGCAAAACCCACCAGATTAGCAAGATTCAGCTCACAGAAGAAACGGCGCGACTGTGTCTTGCTGGTCTTCGCGAGGCTGGGATCATTTCCGAGGGATATCGCTGTAAGGTCGAGAAACTACCAGAAAGTGATACATTCCTCGCTGCCAACCAGCCGGGGCCGATTGCATCAGAATATAGCTGGGGTGAATACTGATGGCTAAATCTGCCGCAGAACGCAAAGCCGCGCAGCGCGCCCGGCAAGCCGCTGCTGGTGGGCGTAAATTTGAGCTCATACTTGATACGCAGGAACTGGAGATGCTGGAGCGCAATTGTGCCACCCGCCGCCCGGGGCGAGCGCCGTATGAAATGAGTGAATACGTCGCAATGCTGATCCGCCAGGACGATGCCCGCGTTCGTGGTCGCATCAAATCAATCAGCGCGAACCGCTGCGGGAAATGTGGCGATGCGCTGCCGGTTGAGTCGTGTCCTTGCGACGGTGATTCGCAATGCTGGGTTACGCGCGGATGGCATGAAACCAAATTATCGGTGTGACATGTCACAATGTAATCAATAACATACAAGCCTCTTCGGAGGCTTTTTTCTTTGCTGCCAAATTGCTTTTGCCTGCACGCCCAGCCATAATATCCCTGTCAGCCTGAACAACTGACACCCGGACATTCGCGCCACGGAGAACACCATGGCGCAGCACCACCAGTATAAACACAATCGCCTGACGTTATCCGACGTCAGCGATTTGTCGTATCTGTCGCTTACCCTCTTCGGGGGTGACGCGTGAACATTCCTCAATGCGGCATCAAGCTGCACAGCGGTAATTTCTCGGCTATAGGCCAGCAACTTCAACCTCTGCTCGACAGTGGCGAATGCTATCGTCTTCAGCTCAAGCCATGGCGCGAAAAACGTAGCCTTAATCAGAACGCACTCAGCCATATGTGGTACCAGGAAATCAGTGAATACCTGATCGCTTCGGGCCGCACTGACGCAACCCCTGAGTGGGTTAAGCGCAATCTCAAAAAGACCTACCTCGGCTGCGAGGAAGTCACCTACACCGATTTCATCACCGGCACCAAAGAAACCACCTGGGAGCCTCGCCACACGTCTCAACTCGATACCGGAGAGATGCACATCTTCCTGTGCAAAGTCGAGGCATGGTGCGCTCAGTTTGGCCTGACGCTGACTATTCCATCAGGTTGTGAATTCCAACAATTGCGCGATAAGCAGGAGTCCTAATGAGCATCTATCAACGCATCAACGGCGCTGACTGGCGCAATATCTGGGTGGTAGGCGATCTGCACGGTTGCTACAAAAATCTGATGGGTAAGTTGGATGAACTCAAGTTCGACCCGGCTCATGACCTACTTATCTCCGTCGGTGACCTGATCGACCGCGGCGCTGAAAACGTAGAGTGCCTGGAGTTAATTACGATGCCATGGTTCCGAGCAGTGCGCGGTAATCACGAGCAGATGATGATCGACGGCCTGTCAGAATATGGCAACGTAAATCACTGGCTGATGAATGGTGGTAGTTGGTTCTTCAATCTCGACTACGACAAAGAGGTTTTAGCTAAGGCTCTGGTTCACAAAGCGGCGGAGTTGCCCTTGGTCATCGAACTAGTGACCGGTGATGAGAGGATTGTCATCTGCCACGCAGACTACCCGGCTGGAGCCTATGAGTTCGGAAAGGATATCGACGAAGAGTCGGTGATCTGGAACAGGGAGCGGATCGCCAATTCCCAAGATGGGAATCATCACGAAATCACTGGTGCCGACCTGTTTATCTTCGGTCATACGCCTGCTCGCCAGCCACTGAAATATGCCAATCAGATGTACATCGATACCGGTGCCGTGTTCTGCGGGAACCTGACCCTTATCCAGCTGCAAGGAGGCAAGTAATGGCTCTAAAACGTGATAAATACGACACCATTTTTTCTGAGTTGGTTCGCGAACGCGCTAACTGGTGCTGTGAAAGTTGCGGACGTGATTTCAGCGCTAACCGCGCATCACTGCATTGCTCCCACATCAACGGCCGCCGCCACGCTGCAACGCGCTGGCATCCGCTTAATGCTCTGGCTCACTGCGTAGGCTGCCACCGTCGATTAGGTGAAGAGCCGATCCAGTTCGCCCGTCACGCTGAATACGAATACGGCGTGATGACCATCGAGCAGGTATCCCGCGCTGCTCTGCACCCGATAAAGATTAAGCCGTGGCAGAAAGATGAGCTTTACCAGCACTACAAGCAGGAACTGGCGAGACTGAAGTGCCTACGTATCACAGGCGTGTCAGGGCGCATCGAGTTCACCGCGCCTGACTGGTATCAGCAAAATATAACTTTGCGCATGGGGGAGGCCGCATGACCCGCACCGAAATCAATAATTATGAGAAATCATCGGTACTCCGTGCCGATCCTGAGCGTGCCTGGATGAAGTTGGCATCAGTCCCGCGCCGTTCATACCTTGGGAGGTATCGACGCCTCACGCCATCTCAAAGCCGATGGGTAAGATCACTTCTTGGACTGTGGGGTAGAGAATTGGGAGGAAGCGATACCGTACACCTTTCAGGTGGTGGCGGGATGTGGTCGATGATTCTTACTGGCTGGACTGGTGAGCAGCAGGAAAGGATTACGACTGTGCTGGCAGGCCTGCGCAAGATGGGATATTCCGGCGACCAGCTAATCACTCAGGCAAAAGCCATAATCTGGCCTAAAAAATCACTGTCCGATCTGATGGATAAAGCCAACGATGAGGAAGAAGCTGAGTTTATGGAGCGGGTGATTCTCAAATCATTCCCCAAAAACAGCATCGTCTATGAGATCGGAAAGGACTATTACACCTGGCGCAAGAGCATCGTTGATATGGCCAGGTGGATGCAGCGATATCACGCGCCATATTTGACGGAAAAGCAGTGCATCGATCGCGTTCGTTGGTGCATCGAGTTGTTCAATTCTGCTGTCTTCTTCACGTTAATTGCAGAACTTGGTCACGAAAATGCAGAAAATTGCAAAAAATACTTGAAAACAAGTTTTGAAGATGCATAATTCAGATATGCTCGGACGTCAAAGGCGAAAGAGCTTACCCACCAGCGGAGATGCCTTGCGCGGAGCGGTGGGAACCACATTTAAGCCCTTGCAGAAATGCAGGGGCTTTTTTATTGGCTCAATGCCACCGGGTGAATAACGTATGCACACGGCGATCATCTGCGCTTCTGGTCCGTCCCTTACTCCCGTTGACTGTCAAATAGCTGCGCGCTCAGGGCTTCCTGTGATAGCGGTTAATTCATCATGGCGAGCCATACCGGAATGCACCCACATTTACGCTGGCGATCTGCGCTGGTGGGATGTGAACATTCCCGCGCTGCCCGATGGCCCCGAACGCTGGTCATGTAACCGGAGAGCACACACCCGATACGGCGTGAACCTCTTCCCGACAGATACTAGCGGCACATTCAATTCGGGACAGAGAGCGATCCTATTCGCTCACTGGCTGGGCGCAAAGCGCATCATTCTGCTGGGCTTCGATTGCTCAATCTCGAACGGCAGCCACTGGCACGGTGATCATACAGCCCTCGATAACCCGACAGCGGCGAACGTAAAGCGCTGGCATGGCGAGTTTGCCCGGGTTGCGGCGCAGCTGCGTGGAAGCGTCAATATCATCAACAGCAGCCGCCAGACGGCGCTTAATTGCTTTCGTCGTCTACCTCTTGAGGCGGCGATCAGCGAGGTTACATGCTGAATCCTCCGATTTACATCGATGGCATGCTGGGAATGGGAGACACCATTTACCAGCGCGCTTTCGTCAAACAGTTGCCAGCCGGGACATTCATTAAGACAGCATGGCCGGAACTTTACGAAGATCTGCCGGTGAAAGCTGTCCGAAGTGACACCACGCTCAGAACGCAGCGTAAAAATGAGTTTCGCAGTTCGGCAAAGTTTTATCCGCCGCCATCGCCACGACAGACGAAGCGAATATTTTACGGACCGGATGATCTGCGGCGCGGTTCGATATTTGATGCGATGCGACGCCAGTTCGGCGTAACGCCAGCGGCGCTTGATTTACCAACCTTTGGCCCTGCGCAGTTTACGCACCAAAAGCCTATCGCCGTTATCCGTCCGGCAACGGTTCGTTCTGAATGGCGTAGCGACTCCCGAAACCCTGACCCCGATTACCTCCTGCACGCATCGAGAATCCTGCGGAAACATTTCTGCGTGATTAGCGTTGCTGATTTGCAGGACGGGGAAGAGTGGCTGGTGGGTGAAGAACCAGAGGCGGATCTGAAAATGCACGCTGGCGAGCTCAATATCAAAGAGCTGATGCGCCTGGTTGAGCATGCCGCTGTCGTGGTAACGCCTGTCGGCTGGGCGCTGCCAGCTGCCATTGCGTACAAAACACCTGTTTACGTTGTCGCTGGTGGGCGCGGTGGGCATAACGCTCCCGAGATAGTCACCGATCCGGCGATGGATTTATCCCGCATTGGCTGGGCAATCCCTGACAATTATTGTCGCTGCGAAGCATGGGATCACCACTGCGACAAACGCATCTCCAACTTTGATTCAAAATTCGAGGCCTGGCTGAATGAAGTCGTTTTATCAGGAACTGAACAGCGGGCTGGTATTCCTCCCGGAGCTGGGCATCGGTCGTTATCCGGTTCCAGCGTCACGCCCGTATGACGAGCAGTATTTCGCGAAGTATCAGCAGCTGGCCGACACCGAAACGGGCAGAGTCTTAACGCAATCCCGTATTGATCTGGTGGCGCGCCATTTTCACGGTCCTGTTCTCGATGTTGGTATCGGTTCCGGTCAGTTCGTCTCTACCCGACCGGGAACGCTTGGGTATGACGTTAATCCGGCTGGTATCGCGTGGCTGAACGAGCGTGGCGATTATGCTGACCTTTACGCTAACCAGTGGCGTGCGTTGACAATGTGGGATGTTTTGGAGCACATCGACGAGCCGGAGCTGGCGGTACAGCAGGCCAGTGAATACGTGTTTGTGTCGATCCCAATCTTTACCGATGCCGGAGACATTCTTCGCTCGCACCATTTCAGGAAGAACGAGCACATCTGGTATTTCACCGACGAAGGCATCAGGCGCTGGTTTGCAGAGCAGGGTTTCACCTGTGTTGAGCAGAACACAATCGAATGTCAGTTAGGGCGTAAAGGCGTCGCTTCGTACGCTTTCCGCAGAAATTAACTTTCCCTTTTAAAACACACAGCACCATCCGAATTATCCGGAGGTGAGGCTATGACCCGAATGAGCACAATCTACAGCAGACTTTCATATGGTACGGGGACCGCGTTGACTGGCTGCGGTGTCTCTGCAAAGGCCCATGCCGAAATAACAAAAGAGGTATCGTGGATGCTGGTCGACAAAGTTGCAGGACTCGGTTTAAGTGACTGGGCAATTATTGTCGGTATCGCATGCACTGTTATCACCTGTGCCGTGAACTGGTATTACCGACGCAAAGAGCGGGAGGATCGGCTTAATGGCTATGTCACCAAAGCTGAAGAATAGTGTTATTGCGGCGGTTCCTGCAGGCGCTATTGCTATTGCTGCGGCGCTGATTACCGGCCCGACCGGTAATGATGGTCTGGAGGGCGTGCGCTATCAGGCGTACCAGGATGTGGTGAATAAGTGGACGGTCTGTTACGGGCATACAGGCCGCGACATCATGCTCGGTAAGACCTACACCGAGGCGGAGTGCCGTATTCTTCTCAGAAAAGACCTGAATACCGTGGCGCGCCAGATTGACCCCTACATCAAAGTCCCAATCCCGGCAACAATGCGCGGTGCGCTTTATTCGTTTGCGTACAACGTCGGCGCTGGCAACTTCAAAACCTCTACGCTGCTACGCAAAATCAACCTGGGCGATACGAAAGGCGCATGTGATCAACTTCGCGTCTGGATTTACGCCGGGAAGAAGAAGTGGGTGGGGTTGATGACACGCCGTGAGATTGAGCGTGAAGTGTGTATGTGGGGGCAGGAATGAGCAGGTTAACCACAATAATCATCGCTGTAGTCGTCTGCCTTATCGTGTCGCTTGGCTGGGCTGTTAATCACTATCGTGACAACGCCATTACCTACAAAGGCCAGCGCGATAAAGTCGCTGGGCAGCTAGCCATGGCAAACGCCACGATCAAAGACATGCAGACACGCCAGCGGGATGTTGCAGCGCTGGATGCCAAATACACCGGAGAACTGGCAGATGCCAAAGCTACTATCGATCAGCTTGAGCATGATGTTGCTTCTGGCAAGCGTCGGTTGCAGCTCAACGCAAAATGTCCCGCAAACGGAGCGACCAGCACCGGCGGCTTGGGCGATGCTTCCGGCCCCCGACTTGCTGACCCCGCTGAACGGGATTATTTCACCCTCAGAGAGCGAATCGTCACCGTAACGAAACAAGTTGGCTATCTGCAGGAATACATCAACACGCAGTGTCTGAGGTGATGATGGAAGAAGCTAGAATACTGGTAATAATCATGTTCCTCTGCGGATTAACACTGGGTTTTGTGTTCGGGATTATGTGTAACCGAGATCATTAAATATCGCCTCGCAATAGCGGGGCTTTTTTATGCGCATCGTACGCGCCATCCAAGAGAGTCTTTCAGCAGTGAGCCTGAGGAACGCCGTTAAAGGTGGCGACCTCTCTCGGGCGGCTTTCCTGTACGACAGGCTCACCTCTAAAAGGAAACGCAATGAAATTAATTAAATATTGGCACGTTAAGTTATTCCAGCAAACACAGCTGAGCTCACTTTTTGCAGGAGCTGGTGGCCTCAGTGGCGCGGGTACCAAGCTACTGTATGAGGGATTCTCAAAAGACAAACCGAGATTTCGCCCTGGCGCTGAATTCGTTATTGATTTACTTACTGATCCTCACGGGGTGGAAAGTAAATCAATTAGAACCTGCAGCATCGACATTATGCACTGCATTCCGGTGTATGAAGAAGAATCGGGGCTGGCATCGCAGCGCCCTGTGATGCAGGAATACATAAAAGCCGCCATTGGGGAAGGGTATCAGCCTGAGCACGAAGCAGCGATAACAGATCTGTCAGTGGTTGACGCGCTGAGTGATAACGACCTAAACCGTGAGTATGGCAAGTGCTGGCAGTGGTACAACATGGGCGGTGGCGTTCATGAAACAGTCGACAAGCAAACTAGCTTCGAACAAGCTGCCGAACCGCTGATTAAATGGCTGGCAGAGAACGTTCATCCACATCACTCAGTCATTGTTACCTCTACCGCCGCAGAATTGCTTCAGAGTGAAAAGTCGCATCTAACCGACAAATTCCTGGTCGATTGACATTACAGAGGCCATTCACTGAGTGGCTTCAATAATGACAACCTGAGGAAACAGTAATGGCAAAACCGGACTGGGGCGAGCTTCAGCAACGGTTCCTGTCCGAACATGCCAAATCCGGTATTTCCCCGAAAGAATGGTGCGAAGCGCAGGGACTGAATTACTCGACCGCAAAGCGCTATATCAAAGTTACGAATTATGGTGCGAATTCGCAGAAAGAAAGCGCGATAAAAAATGCGAATTCGCAGAAGGGAAAGACCAGCAAAAAAACTGCGAAGACTGAACCCAAGGTAGCAAAGTCAGTTCAGCGAAACCCTCCGACATCACCTCATCAAACCCATAATGACTTTGGGCTCTCAGACCAGCAGATGATATTTGCTCGTCATGTTGTCAACGGTAAGCCACGCGTTGAAGCGTATCGGCTCGCTGGCTATTCAGACGTTGGACACGGTGCTTACGCCAACGCTAGCCGGTTGATGAGAAATGATAAGGTTTCACGCTACATCAGGCACCTTCGCAACGAACGCCAGCTACGTTACACCGTCGAGCTTGATGATGTCATAGCTCAACTCAAAGCCATCATTGATGCCGACCCAAATGATATCGGTCAGTATCGAAGGGTGAACTGCCGCTACTGCTGGGGATTCGGACATCAGTATCAGTGGCGAGATGCGGTGGAGTTTGAAGAGAAACTCTCTGATGCTATAGCGAAAAAAGGTAAAGAGCCGAATGACAGGGGCGGGTACGGCTTTGACCAGTCCATGGATCCTAACCCTGACTGCCCACGCTGTAATGGTGAAGGTAGAGGGGAGGCATTTTTTGCTGACACGCGCGATATTGAGGGTAACGCTCGATACCTGTTGCATGGGGTGAAGCTGGGTAAATTCGGCATAGAGATTCTTTCTGCTGACAAAGACAGCGCTCGTAAGGAGTTGGCGAGGCTCATTCTTCTGAAAACCACGAACGAACGCCAGTCGCAACTTGATATTGAGCGACTGGAGTTGCAGAACGAGAAGCTGCGACACGAAATAGGCGTGCTGAAAGACGGTGGCAGCGATAACGCGATCGTCGTGCATAACTCGCTGCCTATCCCGGGAAGATAAATCATGGCCGACATTTTTCTGCCTACGTTGCATGAAGGGCAATTAAGGGTCTGGTCCGATTCATGGGATGAACGCCTTAACGCTGTGCGCTGCGGTAGACGCTGGGGCAAAACCTTCATGCTCGTCAGTGCCGCCGTATCCTATGCGACCAGCACTTTTAAACGCCCCGGCATGGATATTGAGCTTGGTGGTCGTGTCGGCATCTTCACGGCTGAATATCGTCAGTATCAGGAGATATTCGACAAGCTGGTCGAAGTTCTTCAACCGCTCATTAAAAGCTCCAGTCGCAGTGAAAAGCGAATCCTGCTTAAAAATGGCGGGAAGATTGATTTTTGGGTCACCAACGACAACAAACTGGCGGGTCGCGGTCGTGAATACGAAGTGGTCCTGATCGATGAAGCTGCTTTCACCAAGTCTCCTGAGATGCTGAAGGAGATCTGGCCCAAGTCGATTAAGCCAACTCTGCTGACAACGAAAGGCCGGGCTTATGTATTTTCTACGCCGGACGGGGTGGATGAGGAGAACTTCTTTTACGCCATCTGTCACGACAAATCGCTGGGGTTTATTGAGCATCATGCGCCGACATCTTCAAACCCATTTGTTCCGCCAGAGGAACTGGAGCAGCAGAGAGAAAAAACTGACCCGCGCGTGTTCCGCCAGGAATTTCTAGCTGAGTTTGTCGACTGGTCATCCGCTTCGCTGTTCGATGTACGAAAATGGTTTGAGGGTGAGAACCAGGATCAGCCTGTCGATTACCCGGAAATGTGCCAGGCCGTCTATGCGGTCATGGATACCGCGGTAAAAGGTGGTGCCGAGCATGACGGTACGGCGGTTGTCTATTACGCCGTCGATACGCGACCTGGGCTGATGCGCTTAACAATCCTTGATTGGGATGTGGTGCAGATTGATGGCGCACTGCTTGAAGTATGGATGCCGTCTGTATTTGAGAGGCTCAACGAGCTTTCAGGCCAATGTGTTGCCGTCAACGGCAGCCTGGGCGTGTTTATCGAAGATGCCAGTATGGGCAGCATCCTGCTGCAGAAGGGCGAAAGCCTTGGGTGGCCGGTAAACAAAATAGAGTCAGCGCTAACCAGTAAAGGGAAGGATGAGCGCGCCATTATGGCATCCGGTTATCACTACCGTGGACTCGCGAAGATATCCCGGTACGCCTACGAGAAAACCGCCGTATTCAAAGGTGAGACTGCAAACCACCTCCATAAGCAGGTTTCCCGATTCCACCTGGCCGACAAGAAGGCGCAGAACCGCGCTGACGACCTGCTCGATGACTACACCTACGGGCTGATCATCGCGTTTGGTAACGGCGACGCACTCTGACGAGAAAACCAATGAACGAAGATGATTTCGAAATCGGCAGCAGCTCGCCGGAGCTTGTCACGCTCCTGGAAAGTGATGATATCCAGCCCGGAATGACGGCGGGTTATCAGACCTGCAAAACGATTTACCTTTACCACCCGCTCGGCGGGAAGATGGTCGACAGACCGGTTAAAATGGCGATGAACGAGCCGCGTACCGTCCACATCGCCGGAACGTATTCACTGGAACAGCGCCTGCGTGATGCATTTGAAAAAGAGTGGAAAGCTCTTGGTGCGGATCGTCACATCGCTAACGCATCGCGCATTGCCCGTATTTACGGTACCGCAGCCATTGCGATGCTGGTGGATAACCAGGAACCGTCACAGGCAATCGACTTCACCACACTCTACAAGCACAACGTCAGCTTCAATATTCTGGACCCGCTAAATACCGCCGGCAGTATCGTATTGAATCAGGATCCTAATGCTCGCGACTTCCAGAAAGTTGACGGCATCACTGTTGCCGGGAAGCCGTACCACAAATCGCGCTGCGTCGTTATTCAAAACGAAGACCCGATTTATCTGGCGTACAACCCGGCTGCATTCGGCTTTACCGGGCGTAGCGTCTACCAGCGTGCTCTTTTCCCGCTGAAATCGTTCATCCAGACCATGCGCACCGACGACATGGTTGCCGTGAAGGGCGGCCTGCTGGTTACCAAAATCAAAGGTCCCAGCTCTGTCGTAAACAACATGATGCAGAAGCTCAGCGGCATTAAGCGCATGATGCTAAAACGCGGGAAAACGGGGGAAGTTCTGCAAATTGGCGATACCGATACGGTGGAGTCAATCGACCTGAGCAACCTCGAAAAGCCGCTTGATTCGGCGCGAAATCACATCCTGGCGAATATCGCCGCTGCCGCTGACATGCCCGCAATCATCCTGAATAGCGAAACCTTCACCCAGGGGTTTGGCGAGGGTACGGAGGATGCCAAGGCTGTCGCCGTGTACATCGATGACATGCGCTCCTGGATGGAAACGCTGTACAACTTCTTCATCCGCATTTGCCAGTACCGGGCATGGAGCATTGAATTCTTCCAGGCGCTTCGCGCTGAGATGCCGGAATTGAAGGTTACGTACACCGCCTATTTCACCAAGTGGATAAACAACTTTGAGTACCGCTGGCCGTCATCCCTGAAAGAGGCGGAAAGCGAGAAGGTGAAAGTCGATGAGATTCGCTTCAAAGCGATTATCAGCATGGCTGAGGTGTTACTTCCTCAGTTGAAGGATGACCCGACGAACCGGGCAGACCTCATCGAGTGGATGCAGCAGAACGCTAACGCTAACGAACGTCTGTTTCCGCAACGTCTGGATCTGGATTATGACTCCCTCGAAGCCAACCCGCCGAAAGGGGAACCACCCGATTCTGAGCCTGGTGGCGGGATGATGCTATGAACACCTTCACCAGAACCGTGCGCGATGCGGTGAAGTTCTTTCTCCGCAACGGCTACTCGTCCCGGGAAGAACTGGAGCGCTGGCAGGCTCTAATCCGGCAGGCAGCTGAAGGGGAAACGGCGGACGATTACCTTGCGATGGTCACCAGGAGCCTGACGAAATCCTACGACCTGCAGGTTACCCGGGCTGGGGCACTGAAGCGGCACAAGGGGCTAACGCGTTTCACGATTAACTACCTTGAGCCGAAATTGCGCGCCGAGCTAGACCGTCGGATCCTTTCCAGCATCGACCTGATTCAGCTCAACCGGCGCAAGGCCATCGACACCACGCTATCCCGCTTTAGTGGCTGGGCGAGCAGTATACCGACGGCTGATTCCATCGCTCTGACCGGCGTGCAGGGAACCATGCTGGATACCGCCCAGCACATTCAGAAATCTGCCGAACAGGTCGACTTCGAAGCGCGGCGGGTGATGATTGACCAGAACCATAAGCTGATAGCGAACATCGACAACGTGATCGCAACCAGTAATAACGCGATCGCGGCGATTTGGCACAGCCACTGGCGACAGTCCGGCTACGACTTCCGAGAGGACCACAAAGAACGTGACCAGCTTTTCTATCTGATACGCGGGAACTGGGCGCAGAAAAACGGATACGTGAAAGCCGGTCCTGCGGGTTATCTTGACGAAATCACGCAGCCAGGCGAAGAGGTCTTTTGCCGCTGTTACGTCACCTACATCTACAACCTCCGCAGCATCCCTGAATACATGCTGACCCAGAAGGGTAGCAAGTTTATGGAGTCGATGAAGAAAGCAGCATAGGAGCATTGAATCGTGGCTATTTTCGCTAGCGGTATCATGTTCCGGCAGGGGAAGAAGATATTTCTCATCCAGCGCTCTGACGATGGCACCTGGTGCCCACCGGGCGGAAAGATTGAGCCTGGAGAAATAGCAGCTGACGCTGCAAGGCGTGAGGTGATGGAAGAGGTGGGTTATCAGTACGATGGCCCTCTTACACCATACAGCGCTGCGAATGACTATCTCACCTACCGGGCCGACATTGGCACCTCGTTCGAACCAACCATCAACGATGAATCACTGGCCGCTGGCTGGTTTGACATCAACGATATGCCCAAGCCGTTACACCCTCCATTTGCAGAGGTGATGACGGCACCGGCGCTCAATGAAACGCAGGTCGCGGCGCTAATTGCCGACGGCACGCTAAGCAGCCCGCAATTCTTTACCAACATGTGGATGTACGCCATCCGGGTGACAGGAACCGGCGTTACCTGGCGTTCCGCAGACCAGCAGATGGCCTTCCGTAACCCGGATGACTATCTCACCCCAGAATTTCTCCAGCGCGTGGCCGGTGTTCCGCTTATCTGGCTGCATCCGGAGAAAAACAAACTCGATAGCGATGAATTCGCCAGACGTGTAATCGGCACCCTGACAAACGCCTGGGTTGCTGATAACGGCGAGGTGTGGGCGATCGCCCGCGTGTATGACGCTGAAGCCGCCGAGATTATGGCGACCAGGCAACTGAGCACCTCGCCGACGGTCACGTTTAGTGAAGTGCCAGATTCAATCATCAAAGTCGACGGTCAGCCTCTGCTGGTGGAGCCATCCCCTCAGCTGCTCGACCACGTTGCAATTTGTGAACAGGGCGTATGGGACAAGCTCCTTGACCCCACCGGCGTTAAATCTGATTCCATACCTAGTGAGGCTGAAAAGATGGACGAGGAAAAAATCGTAGCGCTTATCAACAAAGCGATTGATGCGCGAATGGCTAAGGCAGACGAAGAGAAGGATGCCAAAGCCAAAGCTGACGCAGAGGAAGCCGCTAAGAAAGAAAAGGCTGATGCAGAAGCGAAAGAGGCGGAAGAGGCCAAAGCGAAAGCCGATGCTGAAGAAAAGGCCGCCAAGGAAAAAGCGGATGAAGAGGCCAAGGCTAAGGCCGACGCAGAGGCCGAAGAGAAAGCGGCAAAAGAAAAAGCCGACTCAGATCTTCGCCGTGAAATCGCCGAACTGAAAACGCGCATCCCAACTGAGTTGAGTGATGAAGAGCGTAACGAACTGGCTGATGCACAGGTGAAAGCGGACAGCGTATTTGCGGCATTCGGCAATCGCGCCCCGCAGCCGCTGGCTGGTGAAAAGCCGATGGCATATCGCCGCCGCCTGATGGTTCAGTTGCAGGAACACTCTGCTGACTACAAAGGCGTTGACCTGTCATCTATCGCTGATGCTCAGGTGCTCAAAATTGCTGAGAAGCAGATTTATGCGGATGCGCAGTCGGCCGCAAGCCTGTCTGTTGGTCCTGGCCAGCTTCGTGAAATTAAACGCGCTGACGCTACCGGCCGCCAGATTAGCACCTTTGAAGGCGATCCGGCTGCTACCTGGGCACCTTTCCAGTCTGGCAAGCGCCAGGTAACCCGCATTAACAACCAGGCTTAATGGGAGCTTTAAAGCATGGCTAATTTATCACTCAACCCGATGACCACCACGAATGCGCTTGGCTCATTTAGCGTGCAGTCTGACGGTTATATTCAGGGCGTGGCTCTGGACGATCCTGCAAACCGTTTCAACCTGTCCTCCGGTACCGTCGTATCAACGGAAACGAAACCCATGTGGGGCGGCCTGGCTATCGCCGAACTTTTGCCTGGCAACCAGTCAAGCCCGCGCGGCTCGAATATCCGCCGAGCGGTATCTGTAGATGAACTGGAAGGGTTTACGGTGTTCAATCAGGCTCACAACGGTCTGACCACGCCACAATCTCCGGTTCCGCAGTTCGCATCTGGTATGAGCGTGTCTTACTACCGACTCGGCTCTAACATGCGAGTCCCGCTTAAAGCGTCGGCGCAAGTGGTTGCACTGGGAACCTCTGGTGCATCGGTGCGCACTCCGCTGGCCTGGAACTTTGTACACGACGAAGTGACTACCGCTGCGGCTGCTGGTTACTCAGGCTCTGATATCGACACCACTGCCGTGGAATATGCATCTGGTGTGGCGACTGCGACCACTGCCTCCGTACACGGTCTGGCCGCTGGTCAGTACGTAAAAATCAGCGGCGTGGTACCGGCAGCCTATAACGGCACTGTCGTTGTTTTGTCGGTCCCATCCACAACCACCTTCACCTACGCACCGGCCACCGCACCAAGCGGCTCCGCCACTACTCAGGGCACAATCGGCGCAGTAGATATTGCAGATATCACTCTGCCGGTGAAGCTGCTCGCCGTCGGCACGGAAAACGCTAAAACTGTCAGTTATGACGACAATACCGGATTCCTGACCTGGGGCCACAACGACAGCATTGCGCTGGTCTTACTTTAATAGGGAGCTGACTTAAATGGCTGCAATTACCCCCAGCTACACCATCGTCAATCCGTCGTATGTCGCGCCGGAATTGATCATCAGTTACCAGCAGGCGTCCGGCGCGTTTGAAACCATCGCAAGCGGTAACCCGCAGGTTCGCCTTAGCACTGGCGACCAGTACGCTTACATGCGCAGTCTGGATATCCGCACCCAGGTTACTTCCAGCCAGTCTGGCAATGGCAACCAGTTGCCAAGCGTGGCGCTGGATGCGCGTATGATTTCCACTCCAACCTACATGTTCCGCGCCCGCGGTATCTACGACCATCATGATACCGCCGCCGCTGGTAACTGGAATGTAGCGTTACCTGAGGCCCAGCGCCTTGGCATGCGCCAGGGAATCTTCCAGCAGCTCCGCAACGCGTTGCTGTTTGGTATGAATCCGGCAGGTGGCGAGGGTATGCTCAATACTGTTGGCGCAACCACTGAAACCCTGCCAGCTGATAGCGACGGCAACACTACCGTTCTGACCTATGACCATGGTCAGATGGCGGTTTACCTGTTGGGCCATGTGCAGGCTGCGCTAACCCGCACCATGCAACTTGGCCGCCAACTGCGCGTCGTTATCCTCGGCCCTCAGCGTGTTCTTGGTGCTATGGAGATTCAGCAGATTGTCCAGCTGACTTCATACCAGCGTCCAGGCGGCGGTACAGCGACCGTGAAAGGGACCATGGCTGGTGTTCTCTCTGATGCCGGGATTCAGATTGACTGGGTTTATGACGATACCCTGATTGGTGCCGGTGCTGGTGGCACTGATGCGGTGATGATTACCATCCCGGAAGTTGAGGTGCCAGAGGTTAACCCGACCATTAACACGAACGAATTTGCGAAGCTGTCTCCGTCTCTGGCGGCAAACGCACTGATGTTCTGCGATATGGCCGCGCCTCGCGAAATCCCGACCCCGATCCCGGGCGGCGCGGTGGATGTTCTTTCTGAACTGCGCTCCACCTCTGGCTGGGCTGTTCGTCCGGAAGCTATCACCATCCTATCGATGGCCTATCAGTAATAAAACAGTCGCAATCAAAGAGCCCTTTCCGGATCCCGGCGGGGGCTTTTTTTTGAGGGAAATCCAGTGAAACTCTATATCGCCAACACAACTAAGCAGCGCCATATCTTCACCTTCCGCGTTCTGGAATCAGGCCGCCTGCGTCAAATCCCGATCACTCACGGCTCACAGATGATGGTGCATGAAGGCTCAACTGAAGAACTGAATGCCATTATCAGCCACCATGCCGTTTACGGCCTGGTTGATGCATCGAAAATCGACCAAAACAAAGACTTTATCGGTCTGTGCTACAGCATCGATAAGCCGGTGCCAGCGAAGCTCATCGAAAAAGCGCTGCGCGATAACGATAACTTCCTCACCCGTAACGCGCACAATCGCCGTCAGGCCTCCGTCGCGGCGCTGGATAGCTCTCTGCGTGAAAGTGGAACCGGGTATTCCGGCAACATGGAAATCAGCGCCGAGCAGACGAAAGGGCGTGACGATACCGACGAGACACCGACGGTGAGCGAAACCATCGCGACGGAGAAGCGGGGTAAAAAGTAATGACCACCAGTCTGTCGGGTTTTATCGAATTCGTTCGCGCTGACATGGGGATCACCACTGACCAGGTTCCCGACGACTCGCCGTCATTTACTTTGGCGTATGGCGGCGCGGTTGAGTGGGTTAACCAGGATATCGCGATCGTCATGCCAAACTTTTACACCGTTGCCGTGTATAACCTCGGCGCTTCGTTCCTGGTTAATTACGGAACCGAGTCCGTTTTCGCCGATTTCAGGAAGGAATACGGCCTCAATAACTTTAAAGCTGGCGTCATTACTGGTGCTGGTGATAACTCAACGAGCTCGCAGCGTCTGGTCCCTGATTTCTTCAAAGACCTTTCTCTGGCGGATCTGCAGATGCTGCAAGACCCATGGGGCCGTCGTTATCTGATGATTGCGCAGCAATTCGGTAGCCTGTGGGGGCTTTCATGATCACCCTGCATCTCGGCGTGATGGACATACCCTATGAGGACGAGAATACCACCACGGGTGATGTGGCCGAGTTCCTCGAGGGGAAGTACAAAATCATGCAGACGTTCTTTGACCGCCACGGACAGGACATTGCCGCATTGATGGCCGATGACCTGGCTGGCGGTCTGGAGAACATGCTGGCTGGCGCGCCGACACCTCGAGACCCGTTTGCCGAGTCGATGTCGCGTGTTCATGACCTGTTTGTCGCGTTCCTTGATAACGAAGAGATGAACGGCATTGATGGCGTCCCGACCCGGCGCGCGTTGCTGGGTATCAGTAAGCGCTTCAAGAGTAAAAAAGGTAATCCAAGACCCTCATTTATCGATACCGGAACATACCAGGCTGCGATGCGCGCCTGGGTAAGCGGGGTGCTGAATGCCTTCCCTCAGTGAACTGCAGCAAACTGCGAAGACCGAGCTTAACGCCGCGCTGACGCAGGGGCTTGATGACTTAAGCCGCTACGAGGTGGTGACCTTCACCAAGTACATCCGCAAGGTTTTACCGCTGGATGGCTTCGTTTTCTGGGTTAAGGCCTCAGTACTGGCTGATGACCCTGACCCTGCGCCGGATACGAAAAATGTGAAGGGGTTCCTGCACCTGACCACCGAGAGCATTCAGGACGACGAGCAGCTGTACGACCGCAACGTGGTGACGTTTACCGCGCAATCGGACATCGACCCGTTCAATGACATTGGCGGCGACGTTCTCTACATTGGCGAGTTCTTTGGCATCCAGTTCTCGTTCTCCCGGCGTACCGGGCTGAATGAGTCGGCGGGGTTATTCCACTATACCGGGGAGGCAATTTTCCCGTATATGCGGTCGCAGATTATCAACTCTGCTGACGATATCGATCTGAATGATGTGGTGGTGTCCAGTTCACTGCCTATCTGGCTGGCACTCAGCAAGTTCATGCCGATGTACCCGGCAATGCTGTCATTGCAGAACCTGACACCGCCTTACGCAACCGTGAAGTGCTCAGACCCTGTTGGTGTGGCCGCAGGCGCTTATCTTGATGACCAGTCCAGTCAGTGGCAGCTCGTTAGTGAAGACGTGACAATTTCTATAACCGGGCTGCGAAACGCAGCGGCAGAAGATTTTCTGGCGTACATCCACCAGTACACCATGGGTGATAGCGCTGAAATGGGGGTGATGAATATTCCTGTGATTCAGGATGATCGTATTACCCAGAACGAGCTGAACATCATCGCGATGCGTAAAACCATCAAATTCAAAATCAACTATTACCAGCAGCGGATGCGAAACGTCGCGCGCCAGGTGATCGCTAAGTCAATTCCGTCCATTTATCCGGAGAGTTAATTAAATGGCAATTGTTAACATCAACGTATCGGTAACCAATCCGCCGAAGCCGTCCCAATTGCTGAAGTCCGGCGCGCTGGTTTCGGTCGGGGGCACCACGCTAACAGCGGGCAGTTACCAGTTACTTTCTACGAAAGACGACCTGAAAAGCATCCTTGCGCCGGCGAAAACCATCACCGCGCTTGCCTGGGCGGCGAACGTAGTTACTGTCACGCTCTCAGCTCCGCATGGCTGGACCACTGGCGATACCGTTCCAGTGGTTATCTCTGGGGCTGCGCCAACGGCTTACAACGGTTCCTTCACGGCAACGGTAACCAGTTCAACGGAGTTTACTTATCCGATCAGCTCAGACCCTGGCACAGCGACAGCCATGGGAACGGTAACCACCGTTAGTGCGCTTGAAATCCAGCAGATGAACACCTCGTACTGGGCTCAGGGTACAAACCGTTCCGTGTATGTACTCGAGTTAGGCGGCGTCAGCAATGTTGATGCGATTAAGGCTCTGAGCGATTTTATCGATGAAGATATTGCGCTGGGCAACACTTACCAGACGTTCTTCTCGTACCTTGTGCCGCGTGAGTTTGCTGATGAAGCAACATTCAAAACCCTGACCGGTCTCTATACGTCGCCGAGCTCACTGGTTTACTTCTTTGTGACCACTACTATCGCAAATTATGCCGATTGGGTTGCTACCGCAAACAAATCTGTATGTGCTGGCGTTGAGGCTCCGGCGATTGCCGCAAGCGAGTTCTCCATGGCCGCGGTATTTCAATCATCGCTGTCGAATGACCCGGGATCCTCAAATCAGGTTCCGCCGATGGCCTGGCGCTTCATGTACGGTGTAACGGAGTATCCGCCGGCAGGCAACAGTACGCTGCTGAAAACGCTACAAGATAACAGCATCAACTATATCGGCTCGGCAGCAGAAGGTGGGCTGAGTAACAAGATGCTGGTGGCGGGGCACATGCTGGACGGTAACCCGTTCAACTACTGGTATTCGGTAGCCTGGGCAGCTATCAACCTCGAGCTGGATCTGGCGAACGAGGTGATCAACGGCTCCAACACCAACATCAACCCGCTCTATTATGAGCAGGTCGGCATTGACCGCTTGCAGAATCGCGCGCTGAAGACGCTGCGCAATGGCATCAGCTACGGGTTGATTCTGGGCCAGGTGGTGGGCACTAAACTCACGCAGACCGATTTCAACGCGGAATATGAGAAGGGCACTTACGCAGGGAATGCGGTTATCAATGCCGTTCCGTTCTCCAGCTACACCAGCCTTAATCCATCGGATTACCAGGACGGTAAATATAACGGTCTGAGCGCCGTTATGACCCCGCGCCGCGGCTTCGAATCCATCACATTTAACGTGAACGTAACCAACTTTGTAGGGGCGTAAAAAATGGGAAACCCAATGGTGCCTCAGGGCTTTTTGAACCGCGTCAAAGGGGCTATCTCAGTTACTGATAACCCCAATCTCAACATTACCGCGCCATACCTTGGCAAAGAGATGATCAGTCTGCGCCCTGATGGGGTAGCGACAGACATCATCCCAACATCCACCGGTACAGTTGGTAGCCAGGTTCCATATCAGCAGGTGACGCTCACCGCTCATATGCTGAAAACTCAATCCCTCGGTGCGAGCTACCAACAGAAGTTTTTGACCGACACCTCTCTGGGGGAAGTCGTTGTTACTCCTGATGCAACTACGTTCGGTAATTTCACGTTGCAGAACTGCTACCTGGTGAACTTCAACGAGCTCTCTTTCAGCGGTGCTGATGCCGGGTACGTTGTGACGATTTCAGGATATCTGCCGATTAACGACAACATGTGGAACTGACTGTGAAAATTGACCGCAAACTGAACTTTGTCAGTACTGTCATTCGTGAAGATGGAACGTTGCTTTACCTGCACGCCGTACCTCTACCTTACGAGGTGGTCGAGGAAAACTGCGTGCTGTTGGGGGGCATGTTCAATAACTTCTTCTCGATGGTGGGTGGCATTGGTGCGCCGCGCGTGGCCGCAATGATGTTGCGCAAAGCGCTAAAATCTCAGCAGGAACGAGAACCTGGTGCGCCGACAATCATCGATGATATGCAGCGCCTTACTACTGTTGTCTGGAACGATGGCGGCACGTGGAAAACTACTCCTTTGGACACCGCATTCAAGCAGGGAATTATCTCCCCGGATGAATACCGTGAAGTCGAAGGCGAGGTTGTTTTTTTTATGGTGGCCTCTGCTATTCAGAAAGCGAATCTGATCGCCGGAACGGTGGGACAGGCGCTCGATGCGTACAATGGTCAACTTACCTCATTGACCAGTACGGCGTATCGCGATTCTTTACCGACATCGAAAACGGATACCGATACCCAGACCCCGACTCCCCAGCAGGAACTGTCACACATACCCTCCTGACATGGGCCTCCAATGAAGGCTTCCGCGAGCTCTGCCGTGAATTAGATATGGGCGACTATGAAAGCCCGTTGCAGTTCCGGCAGCGCTTCATCCTGGAAGCAATAAAGCAGAAGGGATACTTCAATGGCAGCTAAGGCGATTGTCGATATTGCTGTTAATGACGACAGCTTTAACTCATTTCTCGACAAGTTTAACGGGTATAAAAAAGCGGTCGATGAATTGCCAGAGGCCTGGCGGATGTCGTCACGCGGCATCGGCGACTCTGCCAAAGAAACCGAAAAAATGCGCCACAGCATGGATGCTGTCACAAAAGCTTTTACCGATGGCGTTGCTTCAATCTCCGCGCTGAATGGAGGCCTGGACCAGCTAAACCAGAGCCTCGATAAAGCTGGTAAAACGCAGTCGGACCTGAATAAGAAAACCAGCGGTGCCAGCAACTTTCTGAGCAAGGCCAGTAAGGATGCGAAAAGTCTGGCGGGACACCTGAAGGACGCAACGACCAGCCTGCTGTCATGGGGGAGCATCGTTGGCGTTTTCACTGGGCTCGCGGGTGCTGGTGGTCTGTGGGGCATGAATCGGCTTACAGGTTCAGCTGCTGCTCAGCGCTTTACTGCCATGGGGCTAGGGACAACTGCCGGCGGCCTGAACTCGGCAGCGGTGAACTTCCAGAGTGCTCTGGGTAACCCAGTTGGAACGCTTGGGGCCATCCGAGATGCTCAGGCAGATCTCGGCAAAAGCTGGACCTTTAACGCCATGGGCGTTGATGCCAATCAGGACCCGACTAAGCTGTTGCCACAGATGATTAAATCTGCGCGCGATATCTTCGTAAAGAACGGCAGCACCCAGCAGGGAGCAGAGGCCTACGGGTTAACGAACTACTTCACCCTTGACGACCTGAACCGCTTCAAAAAAATGAGCGATGCGGAAATTGACGCTATGGCGAAACAAGCCGCCGTCGATACGCAAAAGCTCCAGGTATCAGATCGACAGTTGAAGCAGTGGCAGGATTTCAACATCCAGCTCGATCGCAGCAAGGTCAGCATCAGCAATACCTTTATCCGCGGGCTCGCTCCGCTGACGCCGGAGTTAACAAAACTCTCCGACGCGTTTTCTGGTGCTATTGATACCGTTCTTAAATCACCTGAACTGGGTAAATGGATCGACAGTCTGGCGGGCGGAATCAAAAAATTTGGTGACTACCTCGCTTCGCCTTCGTTCAAATCTGACGTTGATGCATTCATGTCTGGAGTTGAAAAACTCGGCAGGGTTATACAAAAGGTCTTTGGCTGGGCGACTGGTGGAGAGAGTACTGAAGAGTTAATGGGGGGCGGCGCACCATTACCTGAAGACCCCAGTAAATCACATTTTGATAATCTGAATGACCGTTATGACCGCTTCCAGGAGCAGAAGAAAGCCAATAAATATAATGGATATTTTGAGGAAGCGGCCAAGAAATATGGCGTTAGCGTAGAGATACTGAAGGCAACCGCTGGCGCGGAATCGTCGTGGGATACGAAAGCTAAGAGCGGTGCAGGTGCGCTTGGGTTAATGCAGGTGATGCCAGGTAATTTTCTTCCTGGTGAAGATCCATTTAACCCTCGCGATAATATCTTCGCTGGCGCTCGTGTTATGTCCTGGGCTAAAGGAAAGGCTGGTGGTGACCTCGATGAAACTTTGCGTTATTACAACGGCGGAAGCCGTCGTGGTAGCAAAGAGAACAATGAATACGCTGGCAGAGTTCACAAGGAGTTTTTGGCGCTTTATGGAAGAAAAGCTTCTGATGCCGATCTATCTCCATCAATGAGTCAGCAACAAAACTCAGCTAAATCAAATCAGTACCTGCAACAGATTGCCGACAATACGCGGCAGAACGGCTCCCATAGCATAACCATTAACAACAATACCGGCGGCAATGCCGTTGTGACCAGTACACAGCTCGGAGGGTTTGGCTGATGGCATTTACGCGTGAGCTGTACCGGCTTGGCTTCGAGATCTCCCCGGTTATCCTCTGTGAAGGCATTGCGCAGGCGATACCTGGCGGGATGCTGCCTATCGTAGCGCTGACGCAGAGCGCCAGCTTCGTTACAGGGCTGCTGAGCGGTGCCAGCAACCTCACGAACATGGATAAGTACTTCTGCCACTGGCGTGCGGCGCAGGGCGGCACAATGCTGGACTATGAAATAGGCCGGTACCCGTTTGCAAACCAGACGGTGGCCGCTAACGCGTTGCTGGCTATGCCTCTGCAGATCTCTCTGCTGATGGATGCTCCAGTTAATGAAAACACTGGGGCAATGACAAAACTGGTGTCGCATAGTGCGCTGCAGGCTACCCTTCAGGCCCACGCTAACCTTGGCGGTACGTTCATTGTTGCCACGCCAGCGCTGATTTACAGCGGCTGTATCCTGAAGAACGTCAGAGATGTTACCGGAGGCGGCGGCAGCGATCCCACTCCGCAGCGCCAATGGCTCTGGAGCTTTGAGCAGCCGCTCGTTAGTGAAAAACAATCTGATCGTGCAGTAAATACGTTCCTAAACAAGATAGGAGCTGGCGATAAAATCACTGATGGCGCATGGACTAGCACTGCGAATGCATTGGGGAATACTTCTCTTGGTGGCGGTGTTGCTGAAGCTGTAACCGGCCTGATTGGTAAACTGGGTGTAGGTGGAGGGGTATGAGTACAATATTGTATCCATTTTCCGGAGATGAGCAGTCTTCAATGGCATTTACACCCATTCTTGACGGCTCTGTCTATAACTGCGAAATAAAATGGAATATCGCTGGCCAGCGTTGGTACCTGAACGTAACTGATAACTCCGGGGCTCGTATTCTGACAACCCCGCTGATCGGCTCTCCCGTCGGTACCGATATCAACCTTCTATTCGGTGTTTTTTCGTCAACGAAAATGGTCTGGCGTTATCCGAATGCTCAGATAGAGGTGATCAGCTGATGCGGTATTACGATATTAAAATATATCAGCCTGCTGATAGTAAAAAAAACCAGCCAAGAACTCTTTATAAACAATACTCCAGTTTGAAAAATGGTGTTTTCAATCCTGGTGCCCTGATGGTTGAATTTGATATCCAGCGGGTTGGTGAATCAACGCCAAAAGGTGAGACACAAATTACCATCTGGGGAATTGGTCCTAAAGAGATGCAGCAGGCCAGGCAGAACATGTTTGGTATGGAAATAGAGATGAGGGTAGGGATGTCTGCAGGATTACCACTGGCAAATCCTTTGCAGCAAGGCCTGGTGCTAAAAGGGACAATATGGCAGCCATTTGGTAACTGGCAGGGTACAGATTTGCGCCTTGATCTTATCGTTACTGCTGGCCCTGTATCACCTACAGATCCAAAACCATTAGCCTCGCTAGGGTTGAGCCTACCATGGACAAAGGGAAGGAAGTTATCAGATGCTTTATTTGACTGCTTCAGAACTCTAGGTGGGTATTCTTTTAAAATTAATATTAGCGATCGCCTGATTCGTGCTTACGACCAGCATACATTTAATGGAAATCTGGAAGAGTTGGCAAAATTCATCAATTCAGCAAGCAGGGATATCATCACAGACAGTAACTACAGAGGCGTGGAAATTACTGTTGTTAATGGAAATGAGATACGTGTTTTTGATAATGATTTTTCCAATCATCCAGATACCAGTTCAAAAGACACTGCCGGGTATAGAAATGATAATCCAAAGCAGATTGAATTTATCGATCTTATTGGTCAACCTACATGGATAAAATATAACACCGTTTCAATACCATGCGTGATGCGTGGTGATATCCAGGTTGGCGATTACATTCTTATGCCAAAAAATTCACGCCCCATGATTCAGGCTTCTTCGTATTCTCATTTTCGTGATGATTCTGCATTTACTGGCAAATTTCAGGTAAATTCTGTCCGATTGCTAGGCAATAGTCGTCAGGCTGATGGTAATTCATGGATAACCATTCTGGAGGCGGTCCCAGAACAGGATTCAGCAAATGAGCACTGAAAAAAAACTAAGTTTCGCCGGAAACATGAACAGTTTCACGGAGAATAAAATTGCCTCTGCAAGCCAGATGGCAGGGAAGATACTCCCGGGATCAGTCGTCAGTCGCTCAGGCAACATGATCACCGTTCAGGTGCTGCTCAGAGATACTCCCTATGTCATTCCTCATCTTACAGTCCCGCTGTTCGGGCCCGAGTATATCCGCTATCCAATGCAGCCTGGAGATAAAGGCATTCTAATCCCGGCTGATACGTATCTCGGCGGTATTAGCGGACTTGGTGGCGGTACCGCTAACTTAACCACTCCAGCTAACCTCAGCGCGCTGACCTTCCTCCCGATTAGCAATACGGAGTGGGAGACGGTAGATCCGAACGTGCTCACTATGTATGGCCCTGAGGGTGTAACGATTAGAGATAAAGGAAGCAACTCTACATTCCTGCTGACCCCGGAAAGTATAACTATTGCGACACCATCATCATTCAAGGTCACAGTAGGGGGTACGGTTCTCACTCTTACCCAAGGGGCGTGGAGCCTGGTTGGTAGTTCAGGAAAAATTCAGGACTCAACAGCGAGTACCAGCCCGGCAATTATGCAAAAGGGCTGGTCGTCTCTTGTGAGTTGGGTTAATGGGCACACCCACTCTAACGACGGGGCAGGAATACCCGTATCACCTTTTAGCGGAGACATTACCGAATGAGAACCTATGGAAGAAATTCAGAGGGTAAGTGGGTGAAGGTGGAAACGGACAGCAACGGCTTCAACGATGCTGTATACCTGACAACGCTCATTCAGAACCTGAAACTGGCACCTCAGGAGTCGCCGTTTTTTGCGGAAAACGGGATACCGGCAAACGGCTCTGTGATCCAGCAGATACTGCCAACATTTTACGTTAACCGGATTCAGCAGCAATTTAGCCAATATTTTTCCTCGCTGCAGATCGCTCTGGCAGAGAGTGGCCCGCCAGCCTATACCATTTCAGCCATTACGAACTCGGGCTCAAAAATTATAACGCAGGTATACGTATGAGTGATTTACCGGTCATTTATGATGAATCTGGCCCAGTCCCGCAAACCGCAGAAGAGTTGCGCGCCCAAATCGTATCGCTGGCCACTACAATGGCTCCGGGTATCACAACCGAGCTTCCTGGATCACTGATTGAGGATATGGTGAGCACTAGCACCGGCGGCGCGATTGTCTGCGACCAGGCCCGCGTCGACCTCCTTAACTCAGTGGGGCCGCTAGCCGCGAACATTTCACTGCTGAACTTACTGTCTCAGCAGTATGGCGTTCCTGGGCAGAAGTCAGAGGGGTTAACAACTGTCCCTGTGTCGTTTACTGGGCCTGCTGGATTTGCTATACCTCAGGGGTTCCTGGTGTCGGATGGCAATTATCAATATGCGGTTGACGATGCGACTATTATCCCGTCGTCAGGAACCACATCCCCGGTAACCTGTAATGCTACTGTGAGTGGGGTATGGGCTGTTCCAGCAGGGACGGTGACCAATATTGCAACTAGCCTGCCGGCAGATATAACGCTGACCTGCACAAACCTAACCGCTGGCATTCCCGGCAGTGAAACTGAAACTGTTCCAGAGTTCCGGGCTCGAGTGTGGGATGCCGGTATGAGGACAGTTCAGGGATATCCTGGTTTTATTCGCACTGAGCTCAATGCGGTAGAAAATATCGTCGCCAGACTTACTTCCGTAGTCCAGGACGGTGAGCACTGGGTGATCATGTGTGGCGGTGGCGATATTTATTCTATGGCGGGAGCTATCTATAAAGCTGCGGGTGATATTAGCCGGTTGAAGGGTAGTTCGTTGAATGTGACAGGAATCAGCAATGCTAGCCCGGGCGTTGTGACTACTGATTTAACTCACGGATTTTCGTCTGGGCAAGTTGCAAGAATCACCGGAGCGAATGGCATTACTGGCGTGAATGATGTCGATCTGACGGTTACCGTGATTACCCCTCACACCTTCTCTATCGGCATTGATACAAGCAGTTCTGGAGCCTGGACGAGTGGCGGGGAGGTTACGCCAAACCTCAGGAATCAGACGGTAACGATTAATGACTGGCCTGATAATTACGCAATCCCTTTCGTAACCCCATTACAGCAACTGGTTACGATAACGTATCAGTGGCGCACTGAAGGTGTGAACTATCTGACGGATGCAACCATCTTATCTTTGGTTTCTACGCCGACAATTAATTACATCAACGGAATATACTCTGGTAAGCCGTTAAACATTAATACCCTCAAGGATGTTTTTCTTGATGCAGTTAATAGCACGCTTAATAAAGACCTATTTAGTGTTCTTAATGTTGTTGTGACAGTTAACGGAACAATTACGGATGTTGATGCCAATACCAACATCATTAGTGGTGACCCATATAGTTACTGGTTTATTCCTGATGATGGGGTTTATGTTTCTGGAGCATAATGATGCTTGAAGATATTATCCGGGCTTATCTATATACCCAGTATAACGATGATGAAAACCTGCAAGCATTTGTTGATGCGTACAACACCGTAGCAAAAGGTGTGTATGACTGGATGGTCAATGCTAACCTTCCGGTATTTATTGGACCTTATAATTCTGGCGACCAGTTGAAATGGATTGCTGCGGGGATCTATGGCGTAAGTCCGCCAATACTCATCAGTTCAAAGCAGAATATCTACGGCCCATATAACGCATTAACCTTCAACACGATTGCGTTTAACGGAAGGAAGGTCGTTGACCAGTCTGAACAGGTTGTGGCATCAGATGACTTGTTTAAGCGGATAATGACATGGAACTTCTACAAGGGTGATGGCTTCTACTTCACAATTCCGTGGCTTAAACGCCGTGTTTTACGGTTCCTTACTGGCGTGGATGGTGTCGATGTTGTCAACGACCAACGCTGGAGTATATCCGTGTTGTTCTCCTCATCTGGTGCAACGATTCAATCATCAAGGGTTATAGAAAGCTTACTGATTCAGCGACGTTTAATGCCAGCGCATCAATACGCGCGCCTTTAACCAGAAGAGCAGCGTTCTGATTAAAAGCACGGAGTACGAGTATGCGGCTTTGTTCAAGCAGGCCTTTGATGTGGCCTGCTGCATATGCCATTTACCAGCCAGTGACTGTGACTATTGTTGGATAGTTAGATTCTAATATTCTCATCATCATGCTTGATGGAAACCCTTTGTTTTTTTAATTTCATTGATAGTTCTGTTGTCTGAAACGATTGATAAATACATTTTCAAGCATGCGCATATTATTAATGAAAGAATTGTAAGGCTAAACATGAACAAGCTTAGCTTAATTGTAAGGAGTGCTGGCATTCCATCTTGAGCCCACATTTCAAAGCAAAGAACAAGTAATATACAAGATAAGGCTATTGTTAGCGTGGATAATGACGCCAGTAATATTTTTATTAGGGCTGCTGCAAAATTATTCATAGTAATCCTTTTATATTTTGATAATTAGGAGGACAAATGTCCTTAACCTTACTGGCATCAAACAATGCCTCAACAGTACTGGCCTCGTCAATCAATGCGAGCGCCACGACACTTACGGTAAACACTGGGCGGGTAGTTTATTCCCAAGCCCGGTATCTGGAACCAGTTTCTTTAAGCTCACCCTTGTTGACGCAGCGACAGGGCAATTAACTGAGATTGTACATGTCACAGCCAGAGCTGGCGATGTGATGAAATTGAACGAGCTCAAGGGGAACCGCGCGCGAGTATGGTCAGCGAACGATATTGCTGCAAACATGATGACAGCAGGTACGCTGTCTTACATTCTCGGGAGTTTCCAGCCACTCGACGCCACTCTGACGGCGCTGGCGGGATTAACAGGATCTGCTGACAAGCTGGCTTACTTCACGGGGACGATACCGCTGCACTAACTGCGCTGACTGGCGTTGGCCGGGACATCATCGGTAAAACCACGATCGCCGACGTTCTCTCATACCTTGGTTTGGGAGATTTGCCCAACATTCGGCGATGCCGCATCAAAAACGTAGGCACAACGGCGGGGACAGTAGCTGCAGGTGATGATTCTCGAATTGTGAACGCAGTTCCAGGCCTCAAACCCTGGGCTTTGTACTGCGTGGGTTAACTTTAATGGTGTTGGCGGTGCAACTATCCGCACATCTAACAACGTGAGTTCAGTACCAGGCCTCAGTACGGGTAGATATCAGATTACATTCACTACCCCTATGAGCAGTGCTAACTATGTAGCAATGCTCACTATCGGGGATGGGGGCGGAACGGGTACCGCTGCTCCTGTTGTTATGTTGAGTGGTTCCGTTATTACCGGCGAACCTATTAAGGATGCCAATAGCATCACAATAGGTGTGCGTGGTAATGCGCAGGCAGCTTATGACGCAAGTGAGATTAACGCGGCATTCTTTGGGGGTAAATAATGTTCAGGTTATCGTTTTTTGAGTATGAAGGCGGGGCGGCAGTGATGGCAGTAGCTAACAATATCGGCCTGACTATTCTGCAATCGGGCAAAAGGATGTGGCTGCTGGTCTGCCATTCTGGATTGTCGATGGATCGACCATTACTGACGATTATGTTATCAACCCCGAGGTATTGGGTGAACCCTCGGGGTACGGTGGAACTTATCAGCCTTCAACCCGGTTACTCAGGGGTAATTATCACCTCCTCAGGCGGCGCAATAAACATACCGCCTGAGTATGTCCAACCAATCCTGGGGATGGGGATCCATCTTCCGCCATTGGCAGTTCAACTACACTCTGCCCCTCTGATGGTTCCCATGAACTTTGCCCATCCCATAAAATCGGTTGATAACGACGCATTCTCAATAATCGCCAGTTTTTTCATATCACCACCTGATTCTGATAATTCCGTTAGCACCAGCACCGCCAAGCCCAGCTGCGCCACCACCGCCCCCACCGCCAAATTGGCCTGGCTTGGAGCCTAAGGTATTACCGATGCCCGCTGCACCGCCACTTCCTAACAATGTCCCGCCGCCAGATCCACCAAACGAGATACCACTGCCATACCTGCCATCGATACCGTTTTTGGCCACCGGTTCCGCCCGCTGCGCCGCCAGCACCAGTTGCCCCGACTCCGCCAGGACTGCCCCCAACCAGCGTGACAAGAGTGCCAAAGCTTGTATCGCCGCCTTTTGTGCCAG